CGCGGGAATCAGGCAAAGGCCGTGGATGGTGGGAACCCCCAGCCCAGCCCCGACCCAGCCGTGGGCTGAGGCGCTTTGTTCCCACCATGGGCCGCGTTAACTCCTGCCTATTCGAGGCTGCGACCATCGCCAAGAAACCGGCATGGCTTCGCTCTCAGCTGGCCGCCGCTGGCCTCGCTGTAGCCCCTACAAGGGCCGCGGAGCCTGCCCCCGCCACAACCACCCTACCCAATGAACCAAAGCCCGCCACGCGCAGCCGATCCGCTTCTAATAGTCGTTCGGCACAAGGTCCCAAGCCTCAACGCCCTGTTCGGCAAACATCCGTGGAGCCGCATGAAAGAGAAACGCTCTACGCAGGTCGCGTTTCTGTCTGCATTACAAGCTATCGCCGCCGACTCCTCGACCCCGACAACCTTTGCGCCAAGTGGTTTCTTGACGCGTGTCGGTATTCCCAGCTTATCCGCGACGATCGACCGGAAGACATCACCTACACCGTCACGCAAACCAAGGTCGCCGCAACAGAGGAAGAGCGCACGGAAATCGTGATCACCCCGCTGCCATGATCTTCGACGACAACCAGCCAGCCCCTGCCATAGATGTTGCTGCGCTCAAGCGCGCCAACAACTCACGGGCCTGCCGTAGCTGGTACGAGCGCAATCGCGCCTGACTAGACTGCATCTGTCTAGTCAGGCGGTGTCTCCTTGGCGGGCGGCAGCATGGCGAGCAGCTCGTCGATCTGGATGACGGAACCAGACAGTTGCAGGACCGCAGCGCGCGCCTGCTCGGCCTGCTGCTTGGCATGCTCGGCCTGCTGCACGAGTTCGGCACGGCGCTGGGTGAGGTAGTCGCGGGTGATCATGGACGTAGTTAGAAGGTAAGCACGCGCGTGCCTGCGGCGTTGTAGATGCCGTCGTCGCGAAAGGTGCAACGCAGGGTGTTGGCCGTGTAGATCGCGACACGCCCCGCATCCTGCGCGATCAGGCGCAGGTCGCCCGTGCCGCGATGGGCGAGGTCGGAGTTGGAGTTGGCCCCACTGTTGTGCCGGATGAGCCGCAGCGCGGGACCGGTGACGGTGGGCTCGTAGGTGTCGTCGGCGAAGAGGTCAACCAGGGCATAGCGGTTGCCCGTCTTGAGCCCGCCCACCTGCAAGGTGCCGGTGCGGGCGGTGCCATTGGAGGCGACTACATCGAAGGATGAGCCCACCTCGATATTGCTATCGGTCTTGAGGCGGTTGGCGCCGGCGCGGTAGAGCACCGTATCCACCGCCCCACCCTCGGCGCCCATCTGCAGGCCATTGGCCAGGTAGTCGGTGAAGGTGCTGCCGGGCACCTGGATGCGGATGCGGCCGAAGCCACCCGACCCCGAGTTGCGCCGCGCGAAGATGTTGATGAACTGATACGGCGAGCCGGAGTGCTCGGCGTACATCTTGATCTCCTGGCCGAGTGCACCGCCATCGGTCGCGTTCTCGATCCCGATGAAGTTGTTTGTGCCGTAGCCAAACCGCGTCACAGCCGGATCGATACGCACGGCGTTGGATCCGGTGTTGGTCTGAAACGCGCTGCCGATCATCTCGAGGGCGCTGCCGTCCCACGTCATCCGCGCACCCGCCGGATCGCCGACTCGCAACTTCGGCGTGGTGCCATCGTAGCCGAGCCAAAAACCAGCACCCGTACCGTATGCGCTTGCACCGAGCGAGCGGATGACACCGGCACCGCTCGAGCCATCCCCCATGATCAGGGTCTTGAGGATGGATACATCCTGCGCTAGAAGCAGGTCAGTGGCGACGCTGGAGAAGGTAGCCCCGAAGGACGTCCAGTTGCCACCCGTGGGCACGCCCCATGTCGACCCCTGCGCTCCACTGAGCCCGGCATTGTTAACAAGGTAGTAGGCGCCGGAGTAACTCACGACATCGCGACGGGTCGCGGTATGGAAGTAGTAGGTGCCAGACGAATACTCTCCGCGGTAGACTACGCCAGGACCGACATCGCCGGCCGGCCCCGTCGCTCCCGTGGCACCGGTCGACCCAGTGGCACCTGTTGCGCCCGTCGATCCCGTGGCACCGGTGGATCCGGTGCGGCTCTTGGCCACGGTGAAGAGCTTGGCGAAACTCGCCGCACCCTCGACAGATACCGTGACGGTGAATGTCTGTGTGTCGCTCGTCAGCGATGCCGCGGCCGTGACTCGGTACGAATCGTTATCGACCTTGGTCAGGCCGCTGCCAACCACGATGGAGAACTGCCCGACACCCGGCGATGAAGCCACGGGCGCGAGAGCTGTGGCTCCCTTGTAGGCGACGACATCGCCGGCGGCAGCCTGCGCGACAGGATCGGAGACCGAACCGTCAGCACCCGCAGCGCAGGTGTGCGCCTCGTTGGTGAGCAGGACAGCGTATCCGTCGGATCCTGCCGTTCCGGTTGATCCCGTGCTTCCATTGGCTCCATCGTAGACGTGGGAGAGTGTGATGGTGTCGGCGTAGGTGCCGGAGACGAGGCAGCGATAGGTGCGCGTGCCGGTGAAGTCGCCGCTGGCCACATCGAGGCCCGCTGTTGTGGCGCCGCCGATGCTGCTCCATGCGCTCCCGGTCCAATACTGCCACTGGTAAGTGGGTGAGGTGATGTTGACCGTGGAGGCCGTGAGGGTGACTGAGGCCGGCGAGACACCGCCAGCCTTCGGGTGCGCGAAGATCTGCCCGGTGGCAGTGATAGTGACCAGCGGTGCGTTCGCCCCGGGGTTGCCCTGCGATCCCGTGGAACCACCGATCGCCGACTGCAGTGTCGCGGAGACTGCAGCGCCCGAGGCCGAGTGAGTAAATGTGGCCGTCAGCGCACCCGATCCGCTGCCCGCGACCGAGGCGACGATACCGCTCACGGTGTCTTCCGTGGCCGTCAGGTTGCCGGTGCCCGAGGCGAAACCGACGGCGAGGGTGCGTGTCGCGATCGAGGCCCCGTCGCGATAGAAGGTGGCCGTGAGGGTGGTGCCGCTGGTGTTCGGGCTCCAGGCCCCGCCGTCAGGCGCCTTGAGCCATGCGAGCGTGTTGTTATGCGTGATGGCTCCAGACACCCCGTTCTGGCCATTACTGCCGCCCTGTGTCGCCGACAGGGCGATCGCACCGACGGAGCCCGAGGCGTCGTGCGTGAACTGGATGGAGAGCGCGGCCGTGCCGCTGCCAGCGATTGCAGCGGTGATGCCCGAGACGCTGCCACCTGTGGCGGAGAGGGTCCCGTCGGTGGTGGCCAGCGTCACGACGAGCGTGCGGGTCGCGAGGGTGGTGGCACCCTGTTTGAAGGCGACTGTGAGGGTGGTAGTCGCTGTCGCCGGCGCCCATGCTCCGCCGTTGATCGCGCGGACCCAGGCGAGCGTGTTGTCGTTGGTGATCGTAGCTGCGATAGCCGGCGCTCCGTCATCGCCCTGAGGCCCCTGCGTGCCGCCACTGGGTAACAGAGCGGTGGCCGACACGGGACCGATGGACGACGATGAGTTTCCGGATGAATCGAGTTGCTCGATCCAGTAGTAAAGCAGGGTCCCGCCAGCGAGCCCGGCCCGCGGAAAAGACCCATGCTGACCAGGCAATGCAGCCGCGGAAAAAGAAGGGGCGCCGGGTTTTGCCGCCGTCGTATGCTCGTAGATGAGGGCACCGCTCACATCCGCATCGGTACTATTATCCCACTCGAGGAAGATTGATTCGACCTGCCCTGTCGCCGACAGGCCCGATGGCGCTGCCGGTGCGGCTGTCTTGCCGACCACCGTGTGAGAGTCGACCTCCGCGTAGATGGAGCGCACGCCGAGGCCGTTGACCGAGCGCACGCGCACATCGTAGGCCACTCCATCTTCGACCGGCCCGATGATGCAGCGCGTCGCTCCGCCAGACACGACGGCGGCGGATGTCCACTCGGAGTCTGCGCTCTTCTTGTAGTCACACTCGATGGACGAGACGTAGGCATCGTCCGGCACTGTCCAAGTGGCGAGAATACGCGAAATGATCGTGCCGTCAGAGCCGCGCACGAGCTGATCCGTGCCGCTGGCGAGCGCGAGGCTGGTAGGCGGAAGGACCGAGTGTGGGTCGGGCAGGGTGGTGTCCGGCGTGGTGTGCACGGTCTCGGGTGGGAGCGAGTCATCCCACACGGCGGCTGACGATCGGCGCAGAACAAAGTCGACGCCGACATCGCCTTGCGGATCGACGGTGATTGTGGACGACTCCACCGAATACTCCACGGCGCTCAGCCCGAGGTCCGGAAGTGTGACGAGCACGGAGTCGCCGCGCATCACGCGCAGGCAGGAGAGCTTGCCATGCCAGACGATGGTGCGATCAGAGCGCGCCTGGCGCAGTTCGACCTGTGCAAGATAGCGCGCCTGCCTCGCCGAGCGCACCGCGGCGAGGATTAGCTCGCGCGGCAGCTCGGTGCCATCATCAGCGATCGCCACCGTGTCTTTCTGCGGCGTGAAGTCGCGCGGCTGGTAGTCGTCGTCCGGCGACTCATAGGTGCCGCGCACGATGTTGCAGGTGTCGCGGCCCTCGTCGCATGTCTGCATCTCGATGGGCCGGCGCTGGTCGTCGGCCGTGAGCGTGACGACGGCCGCGCGATGCTCGCCGGCAAGGATGTGCCACTTGCCGTCAGCACCGATGAAGATGTCGCCCGCCATGGCGGTGCGCAGATGGGCGAGCACCTCGGAGAGATCGGCCCCGGTGTCGAAGGTGAGGGAGGCGCGGTAGCGTTTTTGCGCCTCGCCGAACGCGAGCGAGACCGCAGGCCCCGGCCAACTGCCCGTGGACGGCGTGTTATTGATCGAGAAGAACGTGCCTGAGACGTCGACGGACGTGACCTGTGAGCCGGTGGGGATATGGGGGCCTGTCACGGCCATACCGACAGTGATGCCTGAGATGTCGGACACGCCGATATGCTGGGAGCCAGCCTCGACATCGCTCGGGCGCATGAAGTCGCTGACAACCTCATCGCAGGAGTTGGCCGCAGCGATGACGTCGTCATCGTCGATGCGGGCATGACGCACGCGACCGCCCCATGTCGTATCCGTGAGGACATGACGCGAAAGCAGTGCCGGGTTATCCGTCCACGCCCAAGTCGAAGGATCGGTCGGGCTATGGCCCGGCTCGCGCGGATCGTAGCAGCGCACGCCTCGCACAAAGAAGGAGACCGGCTGGAGCTGAGGCAGCTTGTCGCGATGGAAGGTGAATCGGACATCGGCGTGAGCGATGCCTCTCAGCCTGTGGCTGCTCGTCCACTTGTCGGGCGCTTCGGTAACGAGTGTTGAGTTCGCTTCCTGGTCGGCTGTGCCGGTATAGCGATGCACCTCTATCAGGCCGGCATAAACGCCGGTAATGCTAGTGCCTGTGAGCGGATACACTGTCTCGCCGACCATGACCTTGGGCAGGATCTCGGCGACCTCGTGGCAGGCCAGTCCGATGACAATCCAGAGGTGCTTGTTGTTATTCTCATTTCCAGAGGAGTGGGCAAACAGGATGGACCCACCGACGCGGCCCTCTCCCAATATCACACGGCCGACGGGTGCCGCCTCCTGGGTCAGCGCAAAGGGCGATCCGGATGTCATCCCCTTCATGGCCTTTTCGGCCATGCGCTTACTGACGTATGACATCACCGCGATCTGCACCGCAGCACGGATGACCAACGCCGTGATGCTCTTCCCAAAGTACCACGCCGCCGCTTTGGCGATAAACGCCAGTGCAGTAGGCATCAGTCAACCCTCCACGTGCGCCGCCAGAAGCGGCGGGGCAAGAACTCCAGCCCATCCGAGCCCGGCGCAGCTGCATAGCGTCCGATGATCACGCCGAGATGCATGCGCCCGCCGTGCTCTACGGCGGCGACGTCGCCACGGCCTGAATACGATACGGGCGTTTCTGCCAATCCGAGATACGTTGGCCACTCAAGCACGCCCCACGGATCGCCATGGCTCGCCGTGCCGCACTCCCGGGCGAGGCGTGCGGCGCCAAGCTCCCTATCGTAGCGCGCGCGCAGCGCTGCCGCTGGATCTATGCCCGTGAGCGCGAGCACCCAGTCGGCCGCGAACAGGCAGCAGTCATGCTCGCCCCAAGCGAATGGACGATGCCGCCGCTCATCGATGAATGCAGCCAGCCGCATAGGCCAGCCTGCCGGTCGTGTGTATATCATAGTCATCGGGAGCGGCTGTTCGCGCGTCCTAGCCGTGGAGGTCCAGGCTTGTTCACGATGGCAACGCTTGGGGTGTCGAAGCCGAAGGCGAATTGTTTCTCCGGCATGGCGGCGACGTAAGCACATCCGTTGTCGTCCGGGAAACGACCGACCTGCTGCTCGTGCGTATAGCGGATGATCTGCGCGCGCCCCATGGCCGCGACTTCGCCCTCGGCGGTCAGTTCGATAGAGCCGCCTGGGCCATCGACCAAGCGCGCGATGTCCATGTATCCCGTAAACAGCCACACTGGATCTGCATCGAGAGCCGCGAAGGCGGCATCCGGGAAGGCGAGCCAGTGGCTGCATTCGCGGCCACGGAATTTCTCCCCAAGCAACACGGATGCGATCGCGCTGCTGCTGCGGGCGAGACGGTAGGAGACCTTTTCAGCCGACAGGCCCGACTCCTTGACCGGCGAGATGGAACCGAGCGAGCCGATGGCCAGCCACTCGCGCCCGCTCCACGTGATGTTACTGCGTCCGGTCCATAGACGGAGCCATCCGCTGGGAAAATCGAACTCAGCCATGAGGGCCAGCCGTGCGCTCGGAGCTGCGATGAGCGTGTCGACGCCTGTAGGAAGGTCTCTCATGCAATCCACTCCTCCGCGGCAAACACGAGACTCCAGCGTTCGCCCTCCATCCCGATTCTGTACTCCATGGCAGGCGTCTCCGGCGTTGACAGTATGAAGGTGTGCACCCCCGGCGCGGGCACCCAGCCAGGGCACCACGGCGTGAGGTCGAAGAGGAAGGTGCCGATCTGGCCGTCGAGATCCTGGAGGAACTTGCCCATCAGCTCGGCGTGCGTGCGATCCATCGTCTGCATCTCGATCGTCACGCGAAACATTCGGCCGCCCCAATCGTAAACGACGGGTTTTAACGCTCCGGGGGAACGGTCGACCTGCTGTGCTGCGACGATCTGCGGGATGACGCGGGCTGGATGGACGGCGGGGAAAGTGAGTGGGTAAGCAGGCATGTCGTGTTAGGTCGCTCCAAATCCGTCCTCGCTGCGGCGAATCGCATCGAGCACGCCGACGCGGGTGCGCTCCTCCAGCGCGGGCACGAGCTGGGCAAGATCCTGCGGGCTCACGCCGGACTGATAGTTCTGGGTGATGTTGACTGTGATGCCGCCGAGGCGGTGATTCGGGATGATGGCGCCATTGGCCGATGGCGTGAACACCTCGGCCCCGCGCTCGCCAACCATGTAGGTGCGGCCCGCGAGGACTGGGCCGCCGGCAGCCCGCGCGCCTGCGAACCCACCTGTGGATACAGAACTTGTGCCAGCGCTGGCCCCGCCTGCCGGGAGCCCCAGTATGCCCCCAAGACCGCTGCCCATGATCGCCTTGAAGACTACGGCGCGCACCGTCATCGCGATGAGTTCGGCGATGATCTGCCGGCCGACCTCCTTCATGCCTTGGCCGAGACTCTTCACGCCGGTGAGCGCGTCGGAAATCGAGCCTGTGAGCCCGTCGAAGGCTTGCTGCACACCGACGGCGGCGATGTGCCCGCTGTCGGCCTGGTCTGCGACCCCCTTCCAGAACGTGGCCATCTCCGTCCCGAAGCGCCCGCTGTCGATCTGCTCGAGCTCGCGATCGATGGCGACACGCTCACGGTGCGCCGCGGTAATCTGCTGCTCGATTTCGAGCGCGCGCCGCAGCTTCTCCGGGTCTGTGACGAGGCTCGGATTCTGACTGCCGTCCTGCTCATATAGATACAGGCCCTCGTTGCGCTGCCGTGCGCGCAGCTCGGTCTGGACTGTGTCCAGGCCCTGTCCCTGCCTCTCCAGCGCATAGCGTCGCTCCTGATCCTGTGCGGCTTGCGGCAGACGCTTGTCGATCGACGCGGCCTCACCGCGCCAGAAGTCGACATCGTGCATGGCGATGGGCAGGCGCATGGCCGCCTGTGCCCGCTCGCGTGCCTCTTCGGCGGCACGCTGGTTGCGGTCAACGATCTCCGCGCCCTCACGATCGAGACGAGACAGGGCGGCCTTCAGCTCGATCACGCGCCCCTCGGCGATGCTGAGCTGAGCCTCGTGCGTAAAGTCGCCGGATAGGATATCTAAAACTTTCGACGATGTCGTGCGCAGCTCGTCGCGCAGAACTGTGGCTGCTCCGAGATCTCCGCGCAGGATGTCACGCATCTGCTGCAGTTCGACGATCGAGCCGACGGTCCCGACCTTATCGTATCGCTTGCCGCTGGCCGCGGCCTCGCGCGCGAGGCGTTCGCTCGTGGCCTGCTGCGCGGCGTTGTAGCCCTGCGCGAGAGCATAGGTGATGGCCGCGACTAGCGCCACCTTGAGCGTGCCAGCGAACACAGGAGCGAAGCGCCCGGCCATCGCGTGCCCGATGGATTTTCCCAACGCCGTGCCGATCCCGGGCCCCTTCTTGTCGGCCCACTCGAGCATTTTTTTGTTGAGTGACTCCACCATGTTGGGGCCGAAGCGATTGGCGAGGGCGATGATACCAAGGCTGATACCGCCGGTCGCGACGGCGGTGGAACCACCCGGCCCCATGGCCTTGATACTGCGACCCACGGCGTCCAGCATCGGTAACACCGCTGAGGTGCCCTGGACCACCACCTCCTGCCAACGCGTCTTGAGCAGACTCAGCGCATCACCCACGCGATCCATTTCTTCCGCTTGTTTCTGCAGCGCGTAACCCAGCGCCTCTGTCTCTTGAGCAGCGGCACGAATATCTCCGGGGCTGCGCAGGAGCTGGAGAATCTCGCCGCCGCTCGCGCCAAACAGACGCATCGCCACAGCCGTGCGCTGGGCAGGACTTTCGATACGCGCGAACAGGCCGGCGAGCGCCTCCAGCTTGGCCGTGACAGGTGCGTTAGCCAGAGCCGCCACATCCAGGCCGTAGCCGCGCAATGTGTCGCGGTGCTTTTCGAACGCGACGTTGACCCGATCGATCTTCTCCGCCGACGCCTGCCCACTGATGCCTGCCAGCTCGAACGCCCGCTCCAGCGAGACCAGGTCGCGCACGGCCTCGCCGGTGCGGCGCGACAGATCGGCCATGCGCCCTCCGAGCTGGAGGCCTTCCGTGAGCGCGCCCGTAAGGCCGCCTACGCCGACCCCAAACGCGGCGGCGAGACCCGAGGCGGCGCCTGCCACCTTGGAGAGCCCACCCACCACGGTTGACACACCGGCCATCCCGAGGACTATATTGAGCGTAGTCGTCGCCATGCGTTTCCTCGGTTATTCGCTGCTGTTGCTCATCTTGCTCGCCGGACCGGTGCTTGTGGTCGGCTCGCTGCTGATCGAGCATTGGTCGTGGGCACGCTGGGGCGTGTTGTTTTTTGCGCTGGCGTTTCCGCTCGCCCTGCTTGGCGACATCATGCGGGAGACGCCCGAGCAGCGTACCAAGCGGCTGGAGACAGCGCGAGCGCGCCGCCACGCCTCACGCAAGATCGCGCTGTAGCCCGTCGCGCAGCGTGGCGCCATCCTTCCCGTTGCTGAGTGCGACGCCGATCCCGCGCGCGACCGCGCCCGCTGCCTGCGCACGAGCCCTCCGCTGTGCGTGCAGCAGGAGGATGATCTCCGCGAGAGATGTGTCGGCGAGCTGATCAAAGGACAGGCCCGTGGTGAGTGCGATGTCGGCTAAGACGTCGGCAAGGTGCCGGTAGCCTTGTCCGTGATCGCCCGAAGCAGCTGGCTTTCCAGCCCCGGCATGATCTTCTCGCGCCGCGCCCGCGCCCGGGCGCAGTAGCGCGACAAAGGGTCCAGATTGAGCGCCTCCCCGGCCGCCAGGATTGCCACGTGGCTGTCGAGTTCGAGCGTGTCGGCCCATCCGGCGGGCTTTGCGCAAAATAGCTCGATGCTCTGCGCCTCGTTTTCGACGATTGCCTGATAGTCGGGCATCAGGCGCTGAGGGAGCATGCGCACCTTGACGGTCTCGCTGCGGCCATCGAGGGTTGTGATGTCGATGGAGGTGCCTCGGGTGAGCACGGCGTTTTTTGCGGCCTCGGAGAGATCAGGAAGAGTGTCGGGAATCATCGGCGCAGTGAGTTACGGGATAACGTCGGCATTGCGCGTGAGCGTGAACGTGCCGGTGATATCGACGGTGATGGTGAACTGTGTAACGTTGTCTGTGTCGAACGGCATAGATCCGCCGAGCGTGACCGTGCAGTCAAACTCGTTGGACATCGCCGCTGCGGTGCCGGCCGCATCTGTCTCGTCGATCACCCAGACGCGGCCTTTGCCTGTGACCGAGGACTTGGCCACGAACTGGTCGTAGGCGTCCTGAGTGGACTCATCCAGGACGATCTCAAACGAGCGCTCAGTCGCGCCCGTGAGCACGCGGCCCACGATCACGCCGTCAGTGATCACGGCAGCCGGCACGAAGTATTTCGTGCGCGCGGTCTGCTGCTGGTAGTTGGCTGACTTGCCGCGGAAGTTGATCTGCGAGCCGCCGGATGGTTCGAGCGCGAAGACGACCTTCTTGCCGTTGAGGAGCGCGGCCGTGACGGCCGGAGTGCTGGGGATGGTGATCGGAATGGCCATGGTGATGCTTGGTTGGTATTGACGCTGTGGATGCTGTCAGGAGATGGAGAACCGCACGGATGCGTAAACTGCTGTCGTGAGCAGGCCGATGTCGCCCGGCACGAGTTCGGTAAGTTTTTCGCCTTCGCCGGGCTCGAGACCTTCGAGCGCCGCCTCGGGCAGGCCGAGCGCGATCAGCGCGGAAATGACCGCATCGACCGCGTCGTCTGGGTCGATCTGCGCGCCGGTGGACGAGGCGTTGACGGCAGGATTCGTGCGGATGTGGATGGCGAGCGTGGCACGCTCGAGCACGCGGCCCTGCGGCTTGTCGCGGACCTCGGAGCCGAGGAATGGGGTGGCGACCAACACCATGCCGCGTGTACGCAACTGCTCCTCCATGGCCTGCGCGACGGCCGATGATCCATCATCGAGTATCGTGAGCACAGAGCGCGCGGCGAAGGGTGCAGCGGCGAGGAGGGCGGTGCGGATGGCGGTGCGGACCTGGCGACGGAGGATCATGGCTGGATCAGGCGGCAGTGCGCAGGCCGGTGCTGGCGAGCGCGCGGCGCATGGCCTCCTGTTGTTTGCGGGCGATGTAGGGAGCCATGTCGGCCGTGACTGCGGCGGCGGCGCGAGCGACGATGCCGTAGCGCCGGTCGATGATGTCCGCGCCTGGCTGGAGAGACACGATGCGAAAGTGCTCCGCGCCCCTTTCAGCGTAACCGATCGGCCGCCCGGTCTTGTTGCGCACGTAGACAACGCCGCGCGCCTGCGAACTGCGGCGGCGCATCCAGAGAAACGAGGCGGCGAGCGCGCCCTGTCCGGCCTGCCGGCGCAGTAGCTCCTGCGCCACGGCGCGCTGCCATGGAGAAGTCGGGTATGTGTCGGTCGCGACGCGGCCACGGCGTATTCCGCGCTTGGTTACGTTCTGCGTGAGCGGGATCTTCGACTTCCACTTCTCGGAAATCTCGCGGGTGCGCACGCGCGTGCCCTGTCCGGATTTGACGCGCCGGCGAAACTCGCGATAGGCGATGCTCTTTCCCTTCCATCGCACGGCCCGAAATCCGCGATACAACTGGATCCCGAGGTCGCGACCTTTTTTGTCGAGCACCTCGTCCATCGTCTTTCGCGCAAGCTGAGCGTAGAGGCGGAGCCCTTGATTGAGCCGGGCCATCTCGAGACGTGCGTTGGAGGTGATGTCCATGGCGTGTCAAGCTGCGCGCTGGTTGGCGCTGGCGAGCGGCACCCCACCGAGCATCGTGAGCGTGTTGTGCAGGATGCCGGAGATACGCGCGGGCGATTGCCGAAGCAAGAAGTCGCGGTAACGCTCATTGGCCGCGAGCGCCGGCGAGGTCTTGCCTACAATTGCGAGTATCGACGATACGGCAGACGGCAGCTCGGGAGCCGGTGGTGCCTGGGTAGCTATGCTCACCGGTGCGACCGGGGCGGGCATCGTGAGCGGCGAGCGCCGCACGCGTCGCACCCGCGGCTCATGCCGGCGCGAGCCGCGGTGACGGGTGCACACATCCAGCAGGATCGCGGCGGCGTTGGGGGTAAGCTGGTCCATCGGTCAGTTTTGCGCGATCGTGCCGCGCAGGCGCTGGTCGGCGATGGTGGCGCGCAGCCGTAGGCTCTCGATCACGCCGCGGAGCGCGGGCACGTCGAGGCCGCCGAGGTAGCCCCAGAGTTGATCGGTCAGCGCGATCTGATCGCCGAACGCACGCACGAGCAGCGCGGATGTCTGCACGGCGTCGGCGATGGAGATACCGTCGCTGACGAGGCGGACGAAGACGGCGGCCGTGGTGGTGGAGTCGGCCAGCGCGATAGCATCGGACAGCGCGCGCACGAGCACAGCGCTGGCGCTGGTGGAGTCACCCAGCGCGATCGCGTCGGACAGCGCGCGCACGATGAGATCGCCATCCGGTGGGATGACAGTGCCCGAGATCGAGTCGCCGAGGCTGAGCGCATCGGTCAGTGCGCGGGCGAGCGCCTGCGAACCGCCGAACTGCTCAGCCAGGATGAGCGCCTCCGCCAGCGCACGCGATAGCGCGAGCTGGCGAGAGAAGGTATCGCCGAGGCTGAGCGCATCTGAGAACGAGCGCACGATGACGATTGCCGCCGAGGTGGAGTCGCCGAGGGAGATCGCATCCGTGAGCGCCCGAGCGAACGCCGCACTGCGCGATACGCTATCACCGAGGGCCACAGTGTCGGCGATCGCACGATCCAGCCCCATTGCGCGAGCGGTAGATTCGCCGAGGGCCACGGCGTCGGCCAACGCGCGGGCCAGGGCAGCGGATCGATCCATCGAGTCGCCGAGCGAGACCGTGTCAGCCATCGCGCGACCCATGCTCATGGAGCGGGTGGTTGAGTCGCCGAGGCTGAGCGCATCTGAGAAGCTGGCGGTGAGTGCCTCGCCGCCGCCGCCGCCGCCGGAGGCAGCCTTGAGCAGCACCGCCACCATGCCCGTGCCACCGCTCGATGATGACCACGTAGAGTTAGGTGTGTCGTCGGATGACTGATACCCCACGACTAGTGCACGCACATTAGACCCGGTCTGACGGTCGGATAGCGTGGTGTGCGACGTGAGCGCGAACGCATTGCTTGCGACCTCATGCCCGCCCGCGGTCAGCACTACATCTCCACTCTCGATCGCGCCGACGCTCGCGAGCGCGAGCGTGGTGGACCCTGATGCTACATTTGCACCTACGGGTGTGCCGCTGGGTGTGGTGCCGTCCAGCCCTGTCGCCTCCTCGACTGAGTAGTGTATCTCGGCGAGTGTCGACCCGCCGAATAGCGCCGTCACATCGATCTCCAGGGTGCCGTCTGCCGGCGTGCCGGAGCTTTCGAAAATGAACAGGGCGCGGCGGAGCCGGTACCCGTGCTCGATGAGCTTGGTCCACGTCACCCCTCCGCCTGTGACGGTGCACTCGATACCGGTCGGCGATTCCGACATACCCGCCACTGCACTATGCGCTATGGCAACCGTCACGTATCCGCGCGCACCCGACGTCCACGTAATGCTTGCGGTCGTCACCGGCTCGCTGGTTGCCGTGCCGTCGGTCTTGTGGGTGAGTGCTACGGACATATCTGTGGCGGCTGTCGATAGAGTGAGATGGCTCGGAGTGTCGGGCTGGGCGAAGGCCGCCCCACCCGCAAAGAAAAGCAGGAAGAAGAGGCACGCCCCACGCATCAGCTCGCCGCGTAGGTGAAATCGTAAGTAATCTGCAGCGAGTCGGCGGCGGTCTTGACCGCGCTCGGTGAGATGATGCCGCGGCCCATCATGGTGCCGGCGCTGGCGGCATTGAGCCGCGCCGTCTCGGTGATCGTGCCGGTGCCGGTGCCGGCGGGGAAGGTGTAGGTGCATCGATCGGTGTGCGCGTCGGGCTGGCTGAGCGTGCCCTGCGCACGCGCGACCTCGGCGACGAGTGTCGTCTGTGACGCTGCTGCGGCGGTCGCATCGGTACCGATCGCGATGTAGTCGGCCACGGCGGGAGAGCCGCCCTGGAGGCGATCGACGATAGCCTGGCGGCCGGCGTTGGTGACGATGTTCTTGATGGTCGTGTCGAGCTTGATACGGCCGGTGATCTCGTCCTTGAGGACGTAGCGGATGATACCTTGGATGGCGATGGAGTCGTGCATGGTGGGCGGTGGATTAGAAATGGCTAGTTGGCCTTCGTCGCGCGGCGGTCGATGGTAATGCTGCCGGAGAGGCCGTCAGGATCGCTCACGGTGGCGTCGACGAATTTCAGCCGGCAGCTCCAGTGCGGATCCGGAAGTGCAAAGAGGGCTTCGGTCTGAGCCGGGGTGGCCTCCACGTCGAGCGTTCCTGCGGCCGCATCCACGACTGTGATACCAGATCCTATCGTGAGCTGGAAGATACCCGGATCTGCATCGCCCAAGCGCTGCTTGATGGTGAACCATGCCTCCGTGAGCGAGGCCAGGCTCTGCGCTGCGCCAGCCGCGTCCTTTACGGTGATACGCCACTTGCCGGTGGAGCCTGGAGATAGGGTGAGGGTCGACTCCATGGCATCAGTGCTTTTCTGAACGCAGCACCTTCAGGTCGCCGCGTATCTCCCAGAGGACATCGTTTTGCCACTGCATCTTTTCTTCCAGCGTCTGGATACGCGCCTCAGCACGGGCCAGCCGGTCGTGCGCGATCGCTGTCGTCCAGACTAGGGCGGATGCTGTGGCGATGATCGACAACATGGTAGTGACCTTGCCGAGGTTGATGCGGAGAGTGTCATTCATGAAACGGTGGTCTCATCGCGGCCAGACCTCACGGAGAATGCCTGCAATGGCGCGAAGGATGCAGCGCAGGTGCAGCCAGATCCGGCCCCGGTGCGTCTTCGTGCGTGCCAGGTCGCGGACGATCGGATCGGTGACTGCGCGGCGTGGCATCAGGATAAGTCAGAGGCCAACGCGGGCGCGGATGTCCTGCACCTTGGCGAGCCTTGCGGCCTGCTCTTCGGCGGTGATCAGGCCGTCCTTGCGCGCCTGCTCGAGCAGCCTGATCGCGTGCTCGTAGGTGGAGATGCCGGCGTCGACGAGGGCGAGGATGGTGAGTGGGTCCATGGCGTCAGGGTGTGGCTGTGGTGAGGAGGAGGCGGGCGGTGTCGATGGCGGTCCGCGCGAGCGCGATCTCGCGCCGGACGGCATCGGCGTGCGCTTGATCCCTGCCGGACGAAAGACGGTAGGCATCGCGCACGGCGAAGAGGCGCGTGAGTGTCTCGCCTGGCTGCGGTCTGCCGTCCATCTCCGCGCGGATCTTCGCGACCTGCTTGCTGATATTGTCATGGGCGGACACATACGCTGCGTTGCGGTCGGCCCACGCGATGACCTGGTCGAAGACGGCAGCGGTCTCGGCGATCACGCCGTCGAGTTCGAAGAGGATCCTGTCGCCCTGGTAGGCGCCGATCGGATCGAGCGTGCGCTGGGATACCTGGCTGCAGGCGGCGAAGAACAGCGGCGCGAGAAGCACCGCGAGGAAGGCGAAAGTGCGTGTTTTCATGGGCGGGTCAGATATTGATGCCGGTGGTCTTGGTGGCGGTCTGGTGGAAGCCGGTGGCGCTGGCCGCGGCGATGAGCCCCTGAACCAGTTCGGCGGGGCCCCATGCACCGACGAGCGAGCAGAAGAGCGGCACGCCGACGACGACGAGGATGAGCGGAATCCAGCGATTGACCGCCTCGCTCGGGACGGCGTGCTTGAGCAGCGCGCCGATGATCACGAGCGCCGCGGCAAGGGAGGCTTGGGCTTCGAGCGGTGTCACGGTGTGGAAGGATCCGCGGTGATGGTGCCCGCCACGATGAGGTTGCCGTGGATCCGGAGATCGCCGTGCACGACGGCCTCGGAGCCCTGGCCAGCAAGGTCGAGTTCGCCCGGTGCGCCCGGAGGCGTGGGCTTGCTCGCGACGTTCGAGTAGGCGGAGTTGCCGGACTCGTTGTAGGCGCGCACGCGATACGAGTAGACCGTGTCGTCGGGCAGGCCGGCGTCGACGTAGGTGCCCTGACCGCCCGTGCCCGCGACGGGGCCGACGGTGGCGATCTCGGCGAAGGTGACGCCGTCGTCCGAGCGCTCGATACGGAAGCCCTGCTCGGTGGTGGCGTTGTCGGTCCAGGTGAGGGTGAACGAGGCGGCATCGACCGCGATGGAAGAAAGAGCCAGGAGAAGGAGAGCGAAGAGTGTGTGTTTCATTCGAGGGATGTTGCTAGTCGACGACGAGCCAGAGGTTCGTCAGGCCGTTCTGTTGGTCTGCGATGCGGAGCACACGGTACAGCCGTCCACCGTTTGTGACGTGCTGTCCTTCTTCGGGCCGCACGGCGGGCATGTCGCTGGTCAGGACGAGAAGCTGCATCGTGCGCTCCGGCGCCGCGGCAAACTCGCGATCCTCCACCGCAAGCGGTGAGAGCACGCCGCCGAACTTCGCCGCCCCAAAAGTCCACGAGGAACCGTGAATCGACTTTAGGGCGGCGAAGCCCTGAGCGAGTGCGATCTGTCCAGCAGTCGGCACGCGAGGTTTGAACGGTTAGGCCGAGATCAGGCGTTGGCCGCTGGAGCCGTTGCCCTTGGCGACACCGTAGGCCCACGCGATGCGGGAGTAGGCGCGCGCCAAGATGTGATCCACGAAGTCCGTCTTCTGAACCGAGATGCCTACGTCGGGATTCGTCACGATCGACATCGCTCCGTGCGTGGCGCCTGCGGGCGCGGTGCGCATGTAGTCCTCGGGGATGCGCGTCGCGAGAACGAGCGCATCCTTGCGGAAGCCGAATCCAGTGAGGTTGCCAGTGGCTGGGAGGTTGATCGCGCGAATCATATTGAAACCCGCGATCGGTGGCAGCCCGGAGCCCGTGATGACCTCGGGCTTCTGAAACGTCGCGAGGCTCACAACAGACGTGTCGAGTTGCATGCGCTCGTAGATGTCGGCGTTGGCAAGGAAGCTCAGCTGCCCCTGCACACCGCGCAGCGCGAGCGCCTTCTCCATCGCGACAAGGTCGAGTCGGGCGACGGAAGCCGTGGCCTTGGTGGTGGCGCCGGCGAAGTTGCCGGCCGTGATCACGGCGTAGAGCGCGTCGACCATGTCCTTGGCGAGCGCGTAGTGGCAGGCCTCGATCTGCTCGCCGAACAGATCGCGACCGGTCTTGGCGAGTTCGGTCGAGCCGTAGGAGATCTGCACGCCCTTGGGCTGGCCGATGGTGATCGAGACATCCGCTGCGGTGGCGTCGCTCGTGGCCCAGCCGGTGGTGTCGTTCAGAGCAACGACAGACGGGATGCTGATAATGCGCGTCGTGATCACCTGCCCATGCTTGGCCTGCTCAGCGCTGAAGTCCGTGGTGATCTGTCCGAGCACCGGGAACGACAGCTTCAGGAGATCGAGTGCGCGCAGCACGATCAGGTCGCCAGCGAGCGAACCGAGCGAGTTTGCGGCGAGCACTTCCATAACCTCGCCGCTGCGCGCCTGCACGAATGCACGCATGTCGCGGAAGATCTGGCCACGCGCAACGTGGTCATTCGAGGCGTGCATCGCCTTGGCTGTATCCACGAAGCCGGCGCGAACCTGCACGTCGGTGGTCTTCGTGGCGGGCGCGGCAACCGGCGCATGCTTCTGCGGGATGAGTGAGAGCGCGCCTTCGTCGGAGCATCCGATGGCGACCCACTTCTCGCGGTGCTCAGCCGGAATACGGCCATCGGCCACCGCGGCCTGCACGGCGACGTCGACGCGCGACTTGCGGGCGGCGACCTCTGCGTTCTTGGCGGCGATAGCTTCGGCTTTTGCCGTGTCGACTTCCGTCTTCATGCGAGCGGCAACGGTCGCCTGCTCGGTGTTGTAATGGGAAAGAAGCGACAGGAGTGCTTCATCCGAGGCGTTGGGGTCGTGCTTGACGCCGAGGGCGGCAAGCATGGCGATGAGACGTTCTTTCATGTTTTTTGTATTTGATGTTGCAGGTGTGCCGCCCTGCTCGGGATTGAGTTCGGTGCCGCTCAATCGCGCGGCGATGAGTGCCGGCATGGCGGCACCGAAAGCTGGAGAGTTGACCAGGCCGCCAGCGGCGTGCCCGTAGACGAGTCCGTTGACGCGACCCGTTTCCTTATCGCACAAGAACGCAGGCGAAAAACTGTAATAGGTCTTTTCGCGCAGCGCCTCGGCGCCCTTACCTGACCACTCCACGCTGGCGATGATGCCACGCGAAGCGTCCCACGCGAAACCCTGCACCCATGCGGACGCGGCCTTGTCTTCGTGGTCAAAGTCCAGCGACACCGGCCCGCGTGCGCGCATCTTCGCGAATGATTCAGAGACGCGCGCGAATGCGGCTTGGTCGCAGATAACCGTTCCTTGCCACGTGCCGCCCGCGAGCGTGCCAGCCGAGATCGTGTGCCGGCCCGCTGGCATCCATACGATTTCGGTAGGCAGCGGAGCTGCGGCATCCGGAGAGACATCGATGCGCGATGGCGCTGCCACCGCGAAAACCGCCTCCGGATCGGAGCAGAGAATAAAGAGCGTGTTCGTATTCATGGTGTGGATGCCGGTGTCGCCTCCGGATCTTTGCCGTCCACGGCCTCGCTCGCCTTTTCGGCAAATGCATTCGTGTTGCCGGCCGCGCCGAGCATTTGCATCACGAGACCGGAAGGAACGCCGAGTTCCTTCGCCTTGTCGGAAATGAATTTCTGTTCGAGTATCCGCTGAGTGAGGACTTCTTGCCAGTCGCCTCCTCCTTCACCGATCGAATCGCGATATGTGCGCAAGCCGGCTGCGGCCTCGCGGAGCAGCGCCTGACTGTCGCGTCCGATATCCACCGTCGGGCGTCGCGGCGGTTGCCAGCGAACCTTGCGCCAATCTTCCGGCAGCGCAGCCGTCAGCAGTCCAGCGGCGTGAAGCCCGGGTATAACTCGCTCCCAGATGCGTTGCATCTGCGATGCGAGAGACTTGGTCCGCAGATCGTAGAAGCGGACATCGGAGACGACCGCAGCTCGCAGAGCCGCGCCGCCCCATCCGCCACGGTAGTCCTGCACGGCGGCGAACGAAACGCCTACACCCTTGCAGATGGTCTCTGTCAGGTTTTCCCAAAACGCACGCATCTCACCGCTCGGGCGGTTGTTCTCAGTCTGCTGAATCTCGTCGCCTGGCTTCAGTCGGCGTATCCGTCCGGCGAATGCCTTTTCATAGTAGGCCGTATCGTCCTCCTGAGGTGGCCGTGGCGTCGCAGTCACGCTGCCCCCGACTACTGGACGGATCGTCTGAACGCCGGAAGCGTCGTCGCGACTCTTGATCACCTTCGCGTCGAGCGCCGCGGTTTTGGCAGCGAGCATCTCGTAGCGTTGGAGATCGTCCAGGTCGTGCAGCGTATGAAGCACGGCATGGAAGAGCGACAGCCCGCGGTGCTGGCCTGCGCGTGATGGCTCGTAGATGTGGATGATATCCGTCGCGGGTATCTCGGTGATCGTCGCCCGCGCCAAGTCGTGTCGCACGTAGTACATCGGCCGGTCGCGCTCATCGCAGATGATGCCGTCGATATCTCTCCATCCCTGCGGAAGTGTCCTGTAGCCGGGCGCGATTTCGTGCGCTTCGATCAGCTGGATACGTGGGAATCCTGCGTCGTCTCGAAGCCAAATGAAGACCTCGCCGTCAATCGCCTGAGACCTGACGGCAACAGCCTGGAGAGAGTAGAAACTTTGGCGCGAGGAAATGTCAGCACGTGCACACCAGCTCTCCCACTCGTTCAGCGCCTTCTTACTCCACTCTTGATCGGCAGACAGCGGAGTCGGATTGATTCCGCCACCGACCACGTTCGTTTCGATCAGGTCGAGGATCTTCTGCGCGAGAGCGTTATTTTTTTCGAACCAACGAGCTTTGCGCAGAATCTCCGTGCGAGACGCCGAATCGAGATCCTGATCTGCGCCCTGCACATAGGCTTGCAGCCATGACCGATCGGGTGTGAACCGATCAGCCGAGACGTAGTGCGTTAATATCACCTCTCGAACGAACCACCCGCGAATTGTGTCGAGCAGGTTCATACTGTCGAAAAATCGTTGCGGAATGCGCGCACGTTGGGACCGATCAGCACGAGCGCATCTACGAGCGTCGCTTGATCGGCCCACGTGTGGGCCTCATCGATCAGCTCGGCGACCTCAGCCGGAGTGAACGACTGAAACACCATGAACGTCGCAGATGCCCCGGCCGCCGATGTGGCAGTGAGGGTCTTGCCGGAGGTGAGTGCCTCTCGCACCTGCGCGTATAGAGTATCTAGATACGCGTGCCGCGCGTCTGCACTATCCGGGTTATCCCGGAACAGGTGTCTGCAGAAGAGACGTTTTTCGGCGGCTGTCGGCAAGGTGTCCTTGCCGCCGATTATCAGTCCACATCGCGCCGCCACTCATAATACAAACTTTGGGAAGTTTGGAAAGTTAGGGTAAGTTTGGGAAGTTTGGCCCTATCTTCTGCGCTTCGTAGGCCAAGAGCGCGGCCCGCCGGATCCATACGACACGAGCGTTTACGCGCAACACGGGCGCAATCTTGCCGCTCCGGATCTCGCGCACGATGTGCTTGCGTGAGCACCCGAGATACTCGGCTGCTTCGGTGATCGAGTAGCGCTCCTTGTGCATCATGTGGTCTGCACCTCCGCATCCAGATACTGGGGTTGTGTGTAAAAGAAGCCTGCGACGAATGCGGCGCCGAGTATGTAGCGCTCGCAGTCCCAAAGGTGGTTCCCGACCTTGTCCATCTCGCGCCAATACCGCTCAACCTTGTTGGTCTTCGGATTGCGCCTGGTGATCCGGACCATCGAGCCGAGCTGCCGGCGGTAGAACTCCGGTGCGTCGGCCGCGATCGTCCACGTTGCGACCAGCCCGTCCCGTGCGTTGGCAAGCACCTCAGACGACATCTCGTCTGAGACAAGGACGAGATTGCAGAATCCATGCTTCGACTCCGGCAGCAGCTGCGACGGGTAAAACTGGGTCGGCCGTCCCGCCTCATCTGCCGATACACGCGCGACGACGCGCACCTGTTGGTCGTTGACTCTCATGAGGTATCCACCGGCGGCCGACTCGCCCTTGATCGCGATCCATCCGCGCTTGGCGCACGACTGGTAGACCGAGTCGGTGAACTTTCCCGAGTCGAGGACAGTGCAATCATCGGGAACCTTGTGCTCGAGCTGGAACACGCGCACCGCCTCCCAGCTTTCGAGCCGCGCAGTCGCGATCTGACGCGAGACTCCAGCTCGTGAGAACGCACGGATCACCGCCCAGAAGTGTGTTTGCTGGCAGTCGACGGCCATGAACCGGATGGCCTCGTCTGCCCACGGCTCGCCGAGTTTGTATCCAGTGCCGATAATCGGGATTGTCGGCGCAGCGAACTTATCCGACCAGGCACGGGCCTCCTTCTTCTGCACGAACTCCTGCAGTAAGTGGGTCGTGCCGCGCTTAACCGCGGCCCACGCATCGAGGAACTCGACGGCAATCGTTCCGAGCTGTGCGAAATCCGAGGCGACGCAGTTCCAATGGAACGACCAATGATCGGGCATGGCGTCGGCCGCAGGTGCGGTGTATCCACCGCTCACATTCACCGCCCATGCGTTGGCCGCGTTCGGCGCGTGCCGCGCTGAACACAGCGGGCACTCGTAGCTCACGGACTCAGCGACGCGGCGCTTGTCCCACGTGCCGTCTTTGCGCTTCGCCGCGCGGTCCCACTTCACGCCGCCCGCGATATCGGGGCCGCCGAACGAGAACAATGGCACGTGCAGGCGTGTGCACTTCGGGCAGAAGATCTGCCAGTCCTGCCGTGTCCCTTGCTGGTAGGCTTCGTCGGTCTCGTCGCCTTCGAACGGACCGGTCGAAAGTTCCAGGATGGTGCGGTTGTGCGCGAAGCGTGTAGTGCGTTTGTGGAGCGCAGTGAGTATTCCGGGCTTGTACATCCACGGCTCGTCGGCGATGAGATGGCGTATGTGCTTGCTCTGCGCGTTTCCCGCGTTCGCCGCTTGGATCACGAACGACATGTGAGGGAAGTTGATGGCCTGCGTTCGCCTCGCGTGCCGGTTATCCGGAAACCATTTCGCGACCGCATCGCACGAGGCGAGGAAGCGCTGCACGCGCGTCTCGGCGAACTCCTTCGCGGCCTCTTCGTCCTGCGCATACCAGGCGGCAAAGCCAGGCGCGTTATCGATGGCCCATGCGAGGAATGTCTCGCCGATGGTCGACTTGGAGCCGGCGGCCGGCCCGAGGATGGTGACGCGGCGCGGTCCCGGACGCCCGAGCACGCGCAGCGGGTCGACAATCCACGGCGTGCGCTCCGGCATGAAGTTGCCCTCCCATGGCGACCACGATCCGACCTGGATGTGTTGCCGCGCCCAATCATCGAGGGGTCGCTCGTCCTGCGGTTTGGCTGCGCGCCGGAAGCAGTCTATAGCCTCACTCAGCATACAGATCCTCCGATGCCATGATGGTTCGAACCTCGCGCAGTGCCGCGCGGTTCATTGAGGCGATCTCCGCGGCGGGGAACCCGTCCTGCTTCGGCGGCAACTCGCTCTCGAACTTTGTCGTCAACACCGCCATCGCACGGCTCGCGATGTGATCCATGGTCGCCCGAACCTCCGAGCGCTTCACGAGTTCCTTGCTCGCTTCCTCGAGGTCGAGTTCCGCCTTGAGCGCGGCGGCGCGCTTCATCCGCTCATCCCAATTCACGTTCTCGCCGCCGGCTGCCGCGCGGGCGTTCATCCACTTGAGCAGCGCGACGAGGTAGACGCGATTCCACCGGAACGCAGGACATCCGGCGCGCTTCGCGTCCTTCAGGATCGTCAGCGGAAATCCAGTAGACGCGCAGCACGCGCCCATAGAATCGAAGATGACTTCCTTAACTTCATCATCATCAACAACTGAGCCGCGCTTTTTCGGGATGGCACCTCTCATAGAAGTCGAACGCGCCTTCGCGGACCCTGCGTTAGGGTCTGTTTTGGAAAAGATTCCTTGTGCCATATCAACGACTTACGAAGTTTTACAATCAGGTTTACTTGTAAAATATTTACACTCTTTACGTTTTTCGGGTTTCGGCGTTGCGGCGGGCGGCGAGGGAGGACGCTGATGGGGCAGCGGGGATCAGGCCCGGAACCAAGATCGTGCCGACAGGCGACACGACGACCAGCTCCCCGACGGCGATGCGTCGCAGGAGCACGCGCCAAGACGCGCATCCGTTGGCCTGGGCGATGGAGGCGAGAGCCGCCCAATTGGTGAGAGTCATTTGGTGCGAATCACGCTTGAGTGGCATATACCTATCACCATGCACCGTTATCCGTGCGCGTCAATAGGTATTGCCCTACTCCTCGTCCCAGCTCTCCGCCTCTGCGAATCCCGCGTGGTCCGCCCCCGCCTCGCTGGCGCGCTCCATGCCCGGCAGCGGTGGCAGCCACTCAGCCCCAGCGGGGGCGACCAAGCGCGGGGCGCTCTGATGGCTGATGGCCTCTGCGGCGCCGTCTAAGGCCGTTTGCCGGCCCTCGGGCACCGACCCGCTACCATCACCCTCCCCGCGCGACAAATCGCCTAAAACGGGCTCAGGCACGTGGCGGGACGGGCTGCCAGGCGACACATCGACCACGGCTCCCCCTCCCCCTCCGCCATGCGCGGTGGAGCGCAGCGACGCAATCAGCCCACCGAGATCCACCCCCACGGCTACCTGCACAGAGCCATCGGCACGTCGCTCCCCGGCGAGGATGGAGTCCTCCCGAATTGCTGCAATGCGCTCGCCGTGGGAAGGCGCGACCTTGATCTCCCGCTTGGCTGTGTCGGCCAGTAGCCGGCGACGCTCGTTGAGCGACATGACCGCATCGCGGTCTACTTGCGCCCGCAATTCGGCGATGCGGGCAGCGACATGCGGGCGGGCGAGTACTCGAGGCGCAAGGTCTTTGCTGCTCTTGGCATCCGTCTTCCAGGCGATGCGATACGCTCGGCCCGAATGCAGGCCCTGACACGCGATCAATCGGCAGAATGTGTCCTCTGGTCCGGTGAGAAATCTACCTTTTGCGACTGGCTCCTGCACGGCGACCATGATGGGTGGCGTGATGTTCCACGTGGAACAAAAAGGCAAGCTGTACGCGCAAAGCCCCAGCTGGTGAGGCTGGGGCGGAGCGGGTGCTGGCCTGAGCAGAGCACTCTAGGGCAAAGACCGTATTGCATAATCGACTACGGACCTGCTATAGTGCCGCCGGATCGCACCTCAAGCCGGACAACAACACCATGAAAAAAACCATAGGAAACGAAAGCTCAAGCAACCTCAACTCACACTCGGCCGGAAATGCCGACGGCGAAATCTGGCTCTGGGGGCCGCAAACCAACAGCTACGGCCACAATGTGTGGGGAGTGAACACAGGTCGATACGGTACAGCATACTCCGTCGCCGAATTCTACACCCGCAACGAAGCGGTCGCCGCAGTCCGTAAAATGCGCTCGGAGCGCGCCGAGCTGAGCTTGGTGAAGGCGTGATATCAGAGTCTAGGACTGACCTCAGCTCGAGCCCGCATGCCCGACGGTGTGCGGGCTTTCTCGTGCCCTGGCCCAAAAACGCAAGCAAGCTGTACGCGCAAAGCCCCAGCTGGTGAGGCTGGGGCGGAGCGGGCTAGAGCCGACTAGCGTGGCCCAGCAGCTTGCCGGCGTTGATGCGTTTTCCGCAGTGCGGGCACATCACTGCGATGCCTCCCGATAGGCTGCCTCGCTGGCGCGTAGTTCCGCGGCGGTGTAGCCGTTGTATTTTTTTCCAGTCTTCTCGGCTTTCGCAGCCATCCAGCGCAGGCCGTCCGCATTCTTCGCGAACAAGCGCTTGGCTTGTTCCACCGTGCAGCCGAACACAGCGGCGCAGCGCGGCGCGGATGGTTTGATAGGATTATTTGTTATCACGGTGTTCAGAGGCGGGCGCGTAGTGGCTGGCGTGACATTTTTTTGGTGGGGCTCATTCGGCGATGCCCCAGTATTCTGGGTTGGCATCAACGAGATCGACGCCCTTTTCGGTGATCTTAACCGAGTAGTCGTCCTCACCGTACGGGATGCCAGTCGCTTCGTGCGCCGGGCGGTTGATCGTGATCAGGCCCTCGGTCTCGAGGACCGAGAGATCTGCGCCAGATACGCGGGAGGTGAAGTGCCTGCCCGCGCTATCGCGTGTGGTGAGGGTCGAGAGGATGCGGACTTTGGTTGCTGTGTTGGTGGTAGCCATGTGAGGAGAGTAGCAGATTTCCGGCGGGTTGCATATCGGGTGAATCACGTATTCTGCGGATACATGGAATCACGTAGGGTCCCCGTAGGGGCTCTCTCAGGTGCTGCGAGTGAGGGCTGCGTCAAGGGCTGCGTCCAGCTCGTGGACAGGCTTATCCGTTGGCAGACTCATGTTGGGTCTTGCAAAACAGAACGCCCCCGGATTTCTCCGGGGGCGTAAATGAATGCTGCGACAACAGCACTACAAGGCATCTATGGCTCCAAAGAGAGCCATGGTCTTGTCTGTCGTCAAGCCGGTTTGTTGCAGGCCATCCGGAAAATGGCCTCATGCTGCGGGGAGAGCCGAAAGAGCGCTCAGCCCTCGCGGGTCAGTGGTCCCAGCGTAAATCCCGGCTCCGCGTGCGTAGTTGATCGCACAGCAGGTCCCAAGCGTCCGGGTCGCGGTGGTCCGAATAGTCCAGGTGTGTTTTCTGACACGTGGCTTACTCGAACCATCGGTACGCGTCTGGAGATCATGCAGAGGTGCGGAGGAGCCCATGAGGGCTCCAAGGACACCTCGGACTGAGACTATTCATCTGCCAGACAGCCGGACTGATTTCGGCAATACCTCCCGAGGGCTCAAACCCAAACTCGGAAAGGGGAAGGGACCTGCTGTACCTGACGCAAAGACGCCCCGGCATAGGGTTTACCCTACCCTCCGGGCAAGCTGTACGCGAGAAGGGCCAGCAGCATTGCCCGCCGCTGGCCCTCTGTGTGCCGGGCTCCAGGCTACCACGCTTAGGAGCCCGGCCTGAACCCCGGGGAGAGCGGAGCACAAAGCGGGAGGGTTGTCGATGTCGGGAATGCTGTAAGGTGAAGCCCTGAGCCTCAGAATACATGATTCACCTGATGTTCAAACCGCCCCGCGATGTGGTAGGATCTGCGGCATGGCTACCACATCCACAGACACCACATCAGCGATGACCTATCAGCGCGGCACGGCTGGCAGCGGCAATGTGACGCACTACACGAGCGCCCGCGAGCTAGTGCTCGCGCTCACAGACAAGCAGGCCCGACATCATGCCGTCGACTGTGGGAGTCTCCGAGCCGCGCGGACCGCCCAACACGCATTCGCCCGCCGCTGCGACCGTCTCTGTCGACTACTTGCCCGCGATTTTCCGGGCTGTTACCTTGCCGATGGGACCATGCGCCCGAAGGCCCCCCACCCAGTCTACCACGTCAGCTTGTGGATCGTGCGCGGATCGACCATCCTGCGCGAGTGGCGCGTGAGCGGGTGCGGCACGTATGTCTCGGTAGAGGTCGAGCAAACGAGCTGGCCCCACCGCAATTGCGCCTGGACTGAGGGATCGACGTCCGTGCTGTCTGCCCCGCACTGCCTGTATACGATGGCTCCTGCGGCGCGGTACATCTCGCGCACACCATTGCACGTCTACGCCGACGCCCGCTAACCACCCAATCCCATGGCTACCACCACCGACCTTGATCTGCTCCGATCCCTCGACGCATGCTCGGAAGGCATCGCGTTTGTGCGCCTTCACGAAGGCTGTCTAGCAACCGCATGGGCTGCGTGCACGCGCTCCGAATGGATGTTCTGGTTGCTTTCGGCACTCAGGGCTGATGCCAAGCGCATGCGCACGCGCACGCTGGCGTGCCGCTTTGTGCGTGAGACCCCGCTGGCTGATGGGCGCAAGGTGTGGGATCTGCTCACCGATGAGCGCAGCCGCAATGCCGTGATTATCGCTGAGGCTTTCGCACGCGATGAGGCCACGCCGGAGGAGTTGGATGCTGCGAGGGATGCTGCGTGGGCTGCGAGGGATGCTGCGTGGGCTGCTGCTGCGGATGCTGCGTGGGATGCTGCGGATGCTGCTGCGAGGGATGCTGCGAGGGATGCTGCGAGGGCTGCGAGGGATGCTGCGAGGGCTGCTGCGTGGGCTGCTGCGTATGCTGCGTGGGATGCTGCGGATGCTGCTGCGAGGGGTGCTGCTGCGGATGCTGCGTGGGCTGCTGCGATGGATGCTGCGATGGATGCTGCGAGGGCTGCTCACTGCAACATGATCCGCGAGGCCTTTCCTTGGGCTGATGTGGTCGCTCTGATCGCCGCACACAATTCCCGCTGACTTTTTCCCATGACTACCACACCCACCACCATCACGGAGGCCGACGTGTCGGCTTACCTCGTCGATATTGCCCAGACATTTCCATTTGGTTTCCTTTCGCTCCAAGTCACTCGGCTGGAGTCCAGCGACCTAACGGCCGAATGGGCCTATACCGACGCCACACGCCCGAAGCTGCCCCGGTACTCCGCGGCAACGCTGGCCGAGGTGCGCGCGGCCCATGCCGGCGACACGCCCGAGGCTCGCAGGGCGCAGGAGATTGCGGCCTGCAAGGCGAGGTTGGCCGAGTTGGAAGGGCGGGCGCTGTGAATCCCATCACCTCCGCCGCACAGGCACAGGAGCGCTTCGGGCGCATGCTGGCCCAGAGCGCGGCCATTGCTGAGCTTGCAATGGTCGAGATGGAGCGCTGGGAGAAAAAACGGCTCGACCACATCCAGACCATACATGTGGCCGTCTGGGCTGTGCTGGCCTGCGTTGGCGCTGCCGTGATGGCCGACGCATGGTGGTCATGGGCCATCGCCGCCGTGGTCATTATCACCATCGCGTGCCTGCTAATCGTCCATTGCGGCGAGCACAGCGCGGAGCGCATGGCCCACGAGGTGCGGATGCGGGAGCTGGAACAGCGCCGCGCTTATGCGCTTATGCGCTTCGGCCCGGAGAACTAATCCCATGATCGACTACACCTCAGCCGCGAAAGCGGCAGACAACTACGCACGCATCGGAGGCCCCGACTACGGCGCCGTCCGCAACCGCAGGCTCTCGGACCCGCGCTTTGACCACGCCTGCCACGAGGCCCTGGCGAGCCAGCAGGAGCCCGTTACGGGCCTCGAGGGGCCAACGGCTCCCGTCGCCCTCACCGCAGTAGAAAAGGCCGCAGAACGCGCCAGGACGGCGCAGGAAACGCACACCAACACCATTGAGGGACAGATCCGCAACAATGCTTGGACCGCCCGGCACCCGGACGGAGCCTGAACAACCAATCACGTCAGCGAACCACAACGAAAATATCATGGCCATCAAAGCACCTGTCACAGGACAAACAGACTTCTCGCCGATCCCGGCGGGAACCCATCACGCCGTTTGCTACGGCGTCGTAGACCTCGGCACCCAGCCCAGCACCATGTTTGAGCCCTCGCGCAAGATCCTCATCCAATGGGAACTGCCCGAAGAGCGCGCCGACTTCGAGCGCGAAGGCAAGCGCGTGAATCTCCCCCGGGCCACGTCCCGGCAATTCACTCTTTCGATGCACCCGAAGAGCAACCTTCGCGCGTTCCTCGCCGCGTGGCGTGGCAAGCCGTTCACGGATGAAGAAGCCGGCGACTTCGACATCACCAAGCTGGTCGGGGCGAATTGCCTGCTCAACATCGTGCATGCCGAGGGTAAGGGCCAGAACGCGGGCAAGACTTACGCCAACGTCTCCGGCGCTTCCCCGCTGATGAAGGGCATGGTTCGCAAGAATCAGGAGAACCCGCCGTTGATCTTGGCACTGGATGATTTCGCGGGGAAGACGATCACCTTCCCGCAGAACATGCCGGAATGGATACAAAAGCTCATCTCCGGAAGTGAGGAGTTTCTTGCGCGCGTCCATGGCTCGGCCAGGAGCGCTGAATCCTCGCACGAGGACAGCTTTGAGAACGCACTCCCCCGCGAGCCCGCTGCCGCCTCCCGCCCGAAGGGTGGCGACGACGGCCAGGCGTTCCCCACAGGCCAGGGCATCCCGGATGAAGATGTACCCTTTTGATCACTACAACCATGAGCCCCACCACCACATCACTTGCCCTGCGCGGACTCGAGACAGCCGGCCTCGTCGTACTCCCTGAGCTTGAGCAGGAGCGTGACGCGTTGCTCGCACGTGCCAGCAAACCGAACACCATCACCGGCCCCGACGGAGCGCAGCGCGCCGTGGAGCTACAGCGCGAACTCCAAGCGTTCTCCTCGCGCATCGAGACCATGCGCAAGGACGCCAAGGAGCCGCTCCTGGAACTCACGCGCCAATTGGACGACACAGCCAAAGGGCTGGTTGCCGACATCAACCACCACGCCAAACGCATCGGCGACATGGTCGGCCAATGGACCGAGGCCCAGCGGCAGCGCGAGGAAGACGCACGGCGCAAGGCGTGGGAAGAGCAGGAGCGCATACGCAAGGCCGCCGAGGTGGCGGAACGCGCGGAACAGGAACGTCTGCGTCGCGCCGATGAGGACAGGATTGCCGCACTGCGTGCGGCGCAGGAGGTCATCAATGCGAAGGCACGAGCGGAGCAGGAGGAGCTTGAGCGCAAGGCCAGCGCTGCACGCTCCGAGAAGCGGCGTGCCGAACTCGAGGCGCAGGCAGCCGGGGTGCAGGCGCGGGCTGAAGCGCAGGCCAGAGAAGCCGAGGCTCAGGCCCTCGCTGACCAGCTCGCAGCGGAGAAAAAGGCGCTGGAAGAAGGGCTCAAGCGTGACGAGGCCACGGCTCAGGCCATGGCGGATACGACACGCGCAGCCGCTGCCATACGTGCCCATCGCCCCGTCGGGGTGGCCACGAGGCGGGAGCCCAGGTTCGAGGTGACGGACATTCACGCGCTCCATGATGCGTGCCCCGGGCTCGTCATCCTCTCGCCCAATAACGCTGCCATCAAGGCGAAGATCAAGGAGCTTGCCGAAGGCCAGAGTCTGCCAGGGGTGCGCCACTACTGGGAGGTGAGCAGCGCACCCATCAACCGCGGAGCGCCCAAGGCGATTGACGTATGAGCACGCCGAGCAAAGCCGCGCTGATCCGAGGCGCGGAAGTATTGTTCAACAAGCTCGCCGCAGCGCGTGCGGATGCGGAGCGGCTAGACTGGCTGGACACGCATCCGTCACACTACCTCTGGAACGTAGAGGTAAAGTATGGCTGCGTCTTTGTCTGCCGCAACTGCACGAGCGGACACAAAACGATACGCGAGGCTATTGACGCACGAAAGGCCACGCCATGACCACCAAGCGCCCGCTCTCAGCCAAATACACCGGGCGTCCCGGCCGTCCAGCTGCCGTGGCCAACGTCGCCAGAAACATCATACGCGAGACCATCGCCACCCAGCTCTTTGAGCAGGGAATGTTCCCGAAGGCCATGACGGCTACGGCCATCGACTCCGCATGCAAATGGACAGCGCTGGAAGTGATTGACGCGCTGACCAAGCACGACTTGCGCATCATTCCCGCCTCCATCTGCCGGGAGCTTGCGCTCCTGGTAGGTGAGCCAGCAGAGGCAGCCAAGGCTTTGGCTCCCATGGTGGGAGCTGTTGCTGTGGCCGCGAAGTAGTCCGCCAGTCCTGCTCCCATACACCGCGACGCCGGGGCGCGTAATCTCCGGCACCTTGTCCGCCATGCACATCTTCGTCACCCACTTCGACCTCGACGGCTCCGGCCGCTTCCTGCCCATCCTCGCGTCATGGCTCGATCACTACCGCAGGAGTGGCAGTACGTTGCCCGTGTCGATCCTCACGGATGAGCGGACCAAGCTGCCGAACTATGCCAGCCCGGAGGATAGCATTGCGCTCGAAATCGTAATGGCAGCCCATCGTGTATCGACTGATCTGGTCGACGCCCACCGAGACCTCTGCCGGCCTGGCAACGTCTACGATTACAAGAGCGCGCTCATCTGCGCAGCCCTGCCCCACCTTCCGGCCGACTCCATCATCATGGACAGCGACGCTCTTGTGATGCGCGACATCACCCAGCGCTTCGACCTCTTCAGCGGCGAGCCCGTCGCCATGCCACCCGACAGCGGACGCCGACGCATCCCATGGTCAGGCTCCCACGGCAAGACCATCGAGGAGCATTCCTCCAGCGTGCTCTTCTTCGGCGACAACAGCGACGGAATGCGCGAAGCGCTGGTCGAGAACTACAGGCGCGCGTGGTTGTGGCTGGATGAGCACGACGACGCACGCGGTCAGATTGATAAGATCCGCGAGCAACGCGCTTGGTCCCTCGTGCATTGGTGGTGTGATGCCGTGCTAATGAGCGAGGACGTGAATTGGTCGCACAACTACAAGGATGCAAGCAAGGCTTGCATCATCCACTACCACGGAGCGAAGAAGCTCACACGCATGGATGGCAGGGTGACTTACATATCACCGTCCACTCACAAGAGCACCACCACCCGATGACTACCAACGATGAACCATGGATGAGTGAACCCCCGAGAGATGTGATACGCTATCGCGTCCAGTACGCTCGCCATCCCGATGTGAGGGACTCGAGGTCAGCCCCGTTCCGCTCCTGCACGCAAGCCGCGGCTTACATGCGCACGCTGCACCTGGATGGGTGCCGGGCTCGTGTGATATGCGAAATCACGCGTACTGAAATAGTGGAGATGTGCTGACGATCTCACGGAGAACGAACTATGAATAACCAAACCCCGATGACACCTCCCGAGGACGCTGCGGCTAACCGGCGTTCCTCTCGATGCAATGGTTCGGCTGCCGTTCTGCGCGAGATCGCAGCATACCAATCGAACAGCACATTCGCATCCGACTTGCTGCGCGCGGCCGATGAACTTGACCGGCTGTTGTCGGAGATCGACATGAAGAAGAACACCAAGGGCAGAGAACCCAGCGAGGAATGACTATGGGCAAGCAGATATCAATGGACTGCACGCACGTCGATGAGCCGGCCGGGAACCCCGACCAAGCGGGGTTCTCCGACGCGTCTGGTTCCGCAATGTCTGAGTATCATTGCGCTCCAGTGCCGGGTTCTGAGCGTGCCCGCTTCGAGGCGTGGATAACTCAGCCGCCGATCGAGCGCGAGACGCACCGCTGGCCGCATGACGAGACCGCATACGCATGGCCAGGCCACTACAGCGACCTATACGTGCAACTCGCGTGGGAATCATGGTGCGAGGCGATCCACAAAGATCCTTACGCGAAGGATGATCCTCAAAACGACCAAGGTCAGCGACCCGGATTGAGGATGCCAACTTGTAAGCAACTCTTACAAGTTCGGGGCGCGTTAACCGGGTTCGCTGGGCCGCCTTGTTCGGGCTCTGACTTTTCACTATGCACGAAAAAAGAAACCTCCACTGGATCGTTATCTCAATGCGCAAATGGGCCGATGGGGTGCTCATGCTTGTGCCCGACGAGGACGGAGACCACGACGGCAATCTCTCGCCTGGCACTTGCTGGGCCATCGTCCACGAGTGCTACGAGCGCCCGGTTTATGCGCGGCTCGATCCCGGCGAGACGGTCGAAGACCTGAAGCGCGACATCGAAGCGGTGCGTCCAAAGTGTCACGTGCTCCTGCCGACCGCGAGCAGTGGCCCGAACACCAAGCTGAGCGGGCCGCAGGCTCCGCTCTAGCGCCTGTTCGGCT